TATTTTTCCATCTGAGCCTTAAGTTCAGCGACTTGCTCAGATTCACGTGGTGTATAGGCAACTTCTGCGTTACCTTTCACGAGAGTTTGTTGGTCTTGTGCGTCTGACTCTTTTACGATAGCTTCACCGGTAGCTTTAACCAGTTCTGCAACTTGAGGCTCAGACACGTTAGCACGAGGTGCTTCTTTTTGTGTCTCGATTGCTACTTCTTTTTTAGCAGCTTCGAGATCAATTGTATCTACGACTTGATCAGCCATGTTGTCTTTCTCCTTTGTAGAAATGTTGTGAAGCTCTTCAGTCAGACTTTCGTTAGAATCTTCTTCTTCACTTGTTTGAGTTTTCTCGACTTGTGAAAGTTCATCTGCGTTCACATTAAGAACATTATCACAGTCATTTCCGTCAGCGTCAATCTGTAAAAACTTAAAGATTGGGCTTTGCTCAGTTGCGATAGTAGCAACCTTATACATTTTATTATGGAAATTTACTAAATCTCCATTTTGAAGTTTGCTTGCGTCTGTAGAAAGCAAGTTAACAAACGGGATAGACTCATTAGGATCACGTGCTATAAACACTTCCTCTTCATCATCCTTTTCCATTTCGTCTTCAATAGCTTCCTCGGCTTCAGCTTTGACTTCAACATCATCAGTTTCAGCTTTTTCTTCAACTGCTTCGTCATCGTCTTTTGTTTCAATGACTTCTTCAGTCTCTGTTTTCACTTCAACCTCCATTTCAGCTGTTTCTTCGACAGCTTCTTCAGATTTTGAGTTACTCATTGCTTCCTCCTCGGTTGGAGACATTGGACGCTCGTTTACAACCTCGCCCTCCTCCATATTATGAATTGGAACACCCATCATTGTAATATCATGTGTGTGGCCTTCGGCCTCAAGCACGACACCTCCAATGATTTTGTGAGCATGGTTTGCCATATGCGATGCGTATGTGGTTACACCATTGCCAGCATCATCCATTTCCACGGTATGATAATGACCTTCGCTCACGTCAGTAATTCCAGCTTTAATTTTACGCATCATCTTGATTTCGTTTTCGTCAGCCTCTTTAAGAGACTTTTTAAACTCGTTAAATTCATCATCTGAATCGAATGATTTACGAATTGAAAATAGTGAATCTTGGTTACATGGAACAGACACAACAGAAATTTCTAGAAGTTCAACATCAGTAATCATCATTGAATCATCTTCTCTATTATATTTTCCATCCTTAACACGAAAACCTACACTAAAACTCTTCAAAGCACCGTCACGAATCAGGGTTTGTACACCATGAGTCTTTTCAGCTGCTTCGCTAACTGCACCTTCGACAAAGATACCTTTTTTATCGACCGTAATTTTATCAATACGACCGATAGGACAATCATGTTTATGTTGAAATAACATAACAGGATTTTTTCTAAAGTTCTCAACACCTTTTGCCCAGGCTTCTGCGGTAACAATATCTCCAGCACGATCTTTTGCTGTTGTATTCGCATAACCTGCAATTTTGAGAGCTTTACTTCCCTTTTTTACGCTCTTTGTTTCGAAAGCACTATTTAGATAAAATGTCTTATTCATCAGTTACTTCCTCGTTTTCTGATTCCCCTTCAGGGGGTCTTCCACCTTGAGTAGCATCAGTTGCACTACCTGTGATGTTTTGTGGTACTCTTATACTATCATTTCCTTCCAATTTTGGAAATCTTAATCCTTCACGAGCTTCATTTGGGGTTATAATTCCAGTGTTTACCAGAGTAGAGTAGTAACCTGCTTGTGTTCTGTTATCTGGTTGCAAGGCTGGAACGGATAATCTATCTGGTCGTATAGTAACACCACCGTTAAAGAAGTGTTCAAAAGCTGAACAAAATTGATTTAAAATAGGTAAGATAGTATGTAGGTAAAAAAGTTTCTGATTGGCGTCAATATTAGCATTATTACCTGATTTAAGGAGAACATAAGGAACTCCTATAGCCTTTGCCATGTCTTGTTGAATACGTTCAATAGAGTTTTCAAAATCTAATTGATCAAAGTTTACTGTAGAGAACTTATCAATTTTTAACCCTCCGTCTAAGATGGCAGGATTTCTTGCTCCGTCAAAGATGGTAGTGTAAGTAGAACGCCACGCCTCTAAAAGTCTTTGTTTAACTCTTTGAGATAAAATGTTGTCAGTAGTTAGTACAAATCCAGGAAGCGCGTTATTTTTGAAAAATTGGCGCTGAAATTTAATCATATAATAATAAACTTCCATCAAACCTAGAATAGATTTTAATTTTGATACGCCTCTAAAGATAGAATTTGCATTTTCAGAGTATATATGAATAATTTCATGCGGTTCAAAACGAATAGCCTCTGATTTACGCGTTTGTTTTCCCGCCCCAAAACCATAAAAGTCATTAGCCTGTTGGTTATGGACTAGGTAATTATAGTGAGAAACAAATGTTTGAGCATCAGGAACTACTTCTACATCATTAGCAGGTAGTAAAAATAAATCTTGTCCGTCGTAATAAAAGAATGCATTTCCGTCAAGCATGTAATCCAATAAAGCGCGTCTAAACATACGAACCCTGTCCTCAAAAGGATTTGGTTTGTGGTTTAACATTCTATTTACTTTTTTAGCAGGAGAGTTGCCTTCTACAATAAGAGGAATCTCTACACAACCATTAATAACCATCTCAACTGATCGATGAACTACTTCAATTTCGCGATAAGCCTGTTCATAGTCTACAATAGTTTCCGGGGAAGCATAAGGCTCAAGAGAAGCTATAGAAGGTTGTGCTGGATTAAGTTTTTCTGCCATCCAACCTCTAAGGCCTAGTTTATTTTCATCTGCCATTTTTTGCCCTTTGAATATCTAACCAATTTTTTATTTTAGGAGTTAGATGATTAGAATACCTTTGTCCGTATATATTATGAAGTTGCTTATGATGCGTGCTACATAAAGTAAATAGATTTTCATGACTTAGATCAGTTTCGCAATCTAATGAAAACTGAACTCTTAAACTATTTATAGTCTCTACATCCTCAATTACGGTTATTTTATTCTTGTCACACCAATTATTAAAAAGTTCGCTTACACTAAACAAGTGATGTAATTCTAAAGTATCAATCTTCCCACATATATAACACTCATCACGAAGTTTATAATCTTTTTTGATAAAATCTCGTATATATTTTATGGGAATACGCTTTAATTTATTCACTGTACTATACTTTCATTATCTGTCCAAGAGTTATTTTTAAATTTTTCTATTATGTTCCATCTCATAGAATAGTGAATAGGATTTTTGTTTAATCCTACATCTCCTTCAGGTAAGTTAAGTACTTTTCCAGATACTGATCTTAAAAAATCTAAATTATACTTTTTCTTGATTAAATAAGATATGATGATATCATCACCCCTTTGAGGGTAACCTATCTTTTCTATACTATCTTGAATTGTATCAAGAGCTTCTTGTTTAATTAAAATAACAGACCCTACTAAGAAGTCAACATTTTTGTCTTCGCACCAGTGATCCGTAAGTTGCTGATAAGAATTAGAGGAACTTACCTTTGTCTTACCGTATATGCCTGTTATAGGTAAGTTTAGACTAATCATTTTTTTCACAAGATTAGGGTGTGGTAATAAATCATCATCAATTATTAGTTTGAATTCTTCATCATATTCGAAGCATCTGTGCCAACGCTCCATACACATCCAGTTTGTCTCATTATTAATAACATCAATAGGTTGACCTAAATAAGGAAAATGATCCTCAGTATTATTATTTACAACGGTAATAGGCATAATATTTCTATAAGCATTGATGATACTAAAAACATTATCAAATCTTTTATAATTAAGAACTATTAATCTTACATTACTAAGCATAGATAGAAATATTACTCATTTTAGAGTGTGTGTAGATAGCGTATCTTACGGCGTCACAAGGGTGAGATGCCCAATCATGTACGGGTTTGGGTGTTTCTGTGTTAGGATTCCATTTATAAGAACTCATAGCGGAAAATGTATGAGAAGCGCCCAAGGTATCAAAGAAAAGTCTATCTGACTCAATTAATACCTGTAAAAAGTTAATACCATCATTAACAGACTTAATCGCATTCTCACAATATATATCATAGTCATAAGCAAAGTCAGCTTTTACTTGTTGCGCTGCTGAATCGATATATATTGAATCAATATTCCATTCATCTATTTTTTCTTGAATGGCGGAAGCTAATTCAGAAGTAGTAGATTCTTTCGATACGTACTCATCAATTATAAAGTAGTTTTCTCCATCAAAACCTATAACTACGAAAACATTCTCATCTCTATATCCTACGTCAAGGCCCGCTAAAACTTCCGCAAAACGCTCGCCTACATAGTCATTAATATGTTTTGCTTCGTCTAATGCTTCATAAATTTGAGACTCGGTAGTAGTCCATTCGCACTCATACTCTTGAGCAAACAAAGCACGTGTAATAGACCTTCTTGCTTCATCAATGTCTTTCTCAGATAGTAGCGGGTTAGAACGCCAACTATGGATAGAAGAACCCCAATCCTCATACTCTTTATCATCCCCTCTTAAAAAATAATTGTATAAGTAATTACCTTTTCCCCGAGGGGTTGAAATCCATAGGCAACGGGAGTCTTTAAAAGTCGAAAGAGCTGGTCTTAAATCTCTAGTAAAGTATTCATCATTAGGTATAATGGCCGCCTCGTCAACTATAAGTAGATTAGCGGCACGACCTACAAGAGAGTCTCTATTGTTAGCAGAAAGTAGCCTAAAAACAGAACCATTAATTAATTTAACAACTTTATCTTTTTGATTAAACTTATCTACTTCAATATCTAATTGTTTTATAAGATCAGTAACATAATCCCAGATGATGGATGAGAGTGAAAAATTAGGAGCTACAACCATAACTTGTTGACCAGGCTCTAAAAGCTTCGCAAAAGCTAAAATAGCTGCTGCATAAGACTTACCAGTACGGCGTGCAGCGATATGAACGAAAAATCTGCTCTCGTTTAGTCCTTCGATCATAGCTTTTTGGGATTCATTAAATTGAACGGGGGTGGGTAGCTTAGTCAATAGTTTATCTACATTAAGACGGAAAAAAGTATCTGACATTATTTAGGGAACATACCAAAAAGAAGAGAAAGAGTCGCTATGACACCGCCTACAACACCGCCCACCCACAAAAGTGTTCGTAACGATGTTTTACCTTGGGAGGCCAGGTCATTTACGTCATTAAGTTTTTTATGCATGATTTTCATTTCAGAGGATAATGAACCTAATGTACTAATTATCTGTGCATAACGTTCTTCACAAACTGCTTCATGAGCTGAGATATTAGCCTTATTTGTCTGAGATCTTTCATGCAATCGATCTAAGTCTATTTGAATTAAGTTAAGTTCGCGCTCATTGTCTGACATAATTACTCCGCATAAACCAACTGTTTAGAGTACCATACAGGGATGGTAAATCGTTGGCTATTTTTTATCTCTTTTACGCCGTGATTGTAATCACCATTAGAAGGGAATACGACCGCCATTCCTTTTTTAGGACTAATATCTATATCATGATCAGGAAAATATATTTCACCACCTTCATAATCATCATTTAAA